AGATATGCTAAGGGTTTGCGTGTAGATAAAACTTTCTATGATGGTCAACACAAATTAAATATAAATGGATCTGTAGTAACAAAAAATGGTAATGAGATTGCAACTCCTGTTACCATAGCAGATCATTATTATAATGAAAATGAAAAGAAGAGAGAAATATATTTACTGAGAACAAAATATTTTAGAGGATTTGTTGCTGACTTTAGAAGACAGAATCTTTATAAAGATTCAAAAGATTTTGTATCAAAGAGATTAAAACAAACTGGTTGACTTTTTTGACAAAAAAATACCCAGAATTTTTTTCTGGGTTTTATGGAATTGAGTTTTCAATTTTGGTTTGCATAACTGAAGAAGAATTCTTTTATTAAAGTCTCTGCTTCTTTCTTACCAAACCTGTTGGATAGATAACCTGAGATCGGATCTAATCTTATCATGTAGTCATCAAAGTCATGATACTGTGTTGTGTCTTCACCAGTAGGTTTGTGTTCATCTATCATCTCTTTATAAACTTCAAGATATCTTCTGAACATAGGTAAGTGTTCGTCAACCTCATGTGGTTTGCAATATCTAACGTAGATATTCTCTGAGAAATGATTGCCAGGTTCAAAGAACCTATAAGTACCAGTTGCTTTTGGTAGTTTGTCAGTAGAGAATAAGTAATGTTCTACTGGGTGTTGGAAATCAAAAACTAATACAACCCTCTTCTCACTCATACCCATAAGATCCATACCAAAACAAGGAAGATTTGCTCCTGTCTTAGGATAGATTATATTATTATGAATAGTGCAAGACTTGTTATCCCATATCTCTATTTGTCTAGACTTAATAAAATGCTGACCCTTGTAGAGGTCAGCAGTAAGGTTAACACCTTTTTTATTAGTCCATTCAGCATGACGCTGAACAAATTGGATGTCAGGGAATAACTCAGCAACGGTTGCCTTATAGTTAACCCAGAGATCATTCATTAGTTACTCTTCTGCAAGTTTCGCAAAGTATGATAACGCATCATCGTCATCAACTACTGCTTCTTCTTTTACAGGTGATGGGGTGGCAGCAACTGGAGCAGGAATAGGTTCAAACTCTTCGTCATCTACTGTAGGAACAGTAGCAACTGGTTGTCCTATACCAAGAACTAAATTTAAACGACGCTCAAGATCTTCATAAGACTTGAACTGATCTCTAGAAGTGAATGACTCTAATGAATATTCTTTCTTCCAGATCGCTTCCAATTCAGAATCATCTGCACTAATAGCAGACACACTATCAAACTCACTGCTGTCATAGTTCCAGAACCCTGCAACTTTTTTGATTTTCAATTTGAAGTTAGCACCTTCCCAAAGATCAAAGACATTGATTGGTTCTTCGTCTTGGAACTCAGGTTGCATTGCTGCAAGAATCTTGTCATGGATTTTCTTACCATACTTGTACAAGAATACTTTACCCTCGTTCTCAGGGTGCTTAGGATCTTTTACGACTAAGATGTTGCTGTAGTAAGAGAGTTTTCTCTTTTGCTTACGAGCAGTCTCTTTGTCTGCATCTTCACCACTGTTCCAAAGACGACGGTTGACTTCGCCAACTGGATCTTTGTCACCTATTGTGGTGAGAGAGTTTTCAATATACCAACCGCCTGGTCCTTGAAAGGCATGTGAGTATAGTTTTGCCCATGGAACTGTCTCTCCATCGGGAGCAGGAAGGAAACGGATAACTGCGTATCCATTACCAGAAGCGTCAACTTCGGGCTTCCAGAATCTCTCATCAACATTTTTATTGCTGGATGATTTTTCTAATTCTTTTTGTAAGAATGAAAAATTGGTCTGGGATTTACGCTTAAGATCTGCGAATGACATTTAGATTACCTCGGATTAATTTGGATTTGGTCTGTTGCCCTTTCAATTACACATAATAACAGGCACAGGAACGGGCGTCAACCCTGTGCCTCTGTTTGTTTCTTCATGTTCTGAACTTTTTCTAGAAGTTCAGTAAACATTTTCTCAATACTTGTATCAGGTGTTGCACCTAACATTATAATGCCTTGTTTCATTGTGTCAACCACTGATTTTGCTTCGGGATCTTCACTCAACTTGGCACGAGCATAAAAAATCTTTTGCTTTTCTATTAGAGACTCTAGTGCTTCAAAGTATTCTAACTTCCTATCTTTATCTAATAGAATAAAATTCATAGCAGAACGAAAACAGAACTGTTGTAGTTCCATCATCTCTTGGATGTCTCCTCTAACGATATCGGATTTAAAAAAACTCATACTAACATTAATTTTGCTCTGGATGTTTTCTTCATAAAGTTTAGTTGCTGTGCTTCGTGACGAAGTTTTTCTTTCAATGGTTTACTTACTAATTTACCTACACTATCTAGTTCAATTTCATTCACCTCACAGTAGTGGATGACCGAATCAATGTAATTCATATCGGGATTGTCAAATGCAATCTTCTCCACTTCCTGCGAGAATCTCGCAGCGGTCATAAATTTATCCTCTAATAATTGTTTTTTGTCCATATCGTTGTTGGTATTCGTCAATGTATGTCATTAACTTGATGAAAAATTCTTTCTTAGGTGGGTGTGATACCACTTGAGTTTCTCCATTCTCACAAGCAACGATTGTTACTAATTTTTTTACAGTTATATCATACTGTTCTTGAAGCATACATGCATAGGCAGTTTCCTGTACGAAATAATCATACATGTATTGTTCTCGTTTTGGTTCAGCAGATGTCTTGAAATCAATGATAGATAGTTCGCCATCAAACTCAGCAATGCAATCTACTCTTCCTGCCAGTTCAAGATGCCTACTGTAAAGTGCTGCTTCTTGGAGGTATATATTATTTATCCGTTCTAGAGTCTTGACACTGTGCTGAAACATCAGAACTGGAAGTGGATACTTACCATACTCTGACAGATTCAATTCATTGTTAAGATAATCCTCTACAATAGAATGATATTTTGTACCTCTATGTGTTGATCTAGCACTGATGTTATTTGCTTTCTCTGTGCCTACTCTTTGCCTCCATTTTGCTATTGCTTTTTTCTTCTCGGCATTGTTACTAATCACAGTGGTGACAGATGGAAACCTATCTCCTTCGGGTGTGGTGTACAAGCGTTTGCCTTCCACCATTGTAGCACATAATTCAATAGGATCAAGTCCCATGTGATTATATAATTTCATAATCCTAAATTAATTTTATTGATTAGATAAGATCTAACGAGACCAGACCTAACAATATCCTCTATGTTAAATTCTATCAAAGAAAACTCTTCCATGTTCTGAATGATACGTTGGAAGTCAATGATACCTGTACGCTCACTGATCTTTTGTAAGTCAGTTTGTGCAGCATCACCACAGAATATAATCTTACTGTCCTGTCCTACACGAGTGATAATACTATCTAACTCATGGAAGTTTAAGTTCTGACACTCATCAATGATAACGATAGCATTATCTAATGTAGTTCCACGAATGAATGATGTAGACCAGAATGATATAGTTTCCTGTGCCTTGAGATTATCATACAACATATCATACGAATTGTCATCAGGCATTTCAAACATTGCTTGTACCATATTTTTGTATGGTATCTGATACAATGATGACTTGTCTTCATGATCGCCAGGTAAGAATCCTATCTCTCTAGTTGCAACAAGAGATCTAACAATATAGATCTTCTCATATGGTGTGGTCTCTCCTAGCACATCTCTCAATGCTTTGTACAAAGCAATAAAAGTTTTACCAGTTCCTGCTACACCATAAGCATAGATCATTTTTCCTGCGTCCCACTCATCAAAGAATCTCTTTTGATTATCTGTGATGGGTTCAACGGGAATCATATAGTCTTCACTAATAGGTTTCCTACGCTTCTTCTGCTTCAGAGTCATGCCCTGACCAGGTGCTTTACTTGTTTTCTTTTTTACTGGCATATTAGTATCTGTATTTCTCAGTGATAGTTTTGTTGTTTTTCATCTTTGCTTGAGGAACAATCTTGTTCTTCATGATGTCTGCCCAACCAGGATGTGTGGTTGCCATCTTATCTCTCCACTCTCCTACCTCACCAGCAGAAGCACAACCCTGAGACCAGTCTTTATCCCAATCAGGATTGTCCTTTCTCCATTGTTCGTACTCATCCATGGTCATGAAGAGTTCTTTCTTCTCTTCAGTTTTTAAATTCTTTACGGGATATGTTGGCATTTATTTTCCTCTGATAGAACCAGTGATTACTTTCCAGAAACCTTTTACTGCTGTCAATGCAGGATAAGGATCTTCTGATTTAATTTCGTCAAACATATACATGTTGAGACGGAAGGCATAGTTTGCTTCAGCAAATATAGCATTCTTCTGTGATTCATTTAGATTCATTACATCAAGTATTGCTCTGTAATTTGTTTTCCATTCCTTTGCGTCAGCAATTTTAGGGAACTCATAGAAATTCAATCCCTCTCCTGCAGGAGGATTGAGAGCATTCTTTGCTATCCTACAAAGGATCTGTCCACCTGATAGATCACCAATGTATCTAGTATAATGATGAGCAAGTAAAAGATATGGATCTTGCTGTGCTAATTCACTGAGTCTAAAACAATAAGTGTCACATGCTGGTGAAGGACCTATCTGTTCTTTCCAATAAGGACCGTAATAATATAATAGATCTTTTTCTAATGCTTCTTTACGATCAAGTTGCCACTGCCATCCCTGTAATACTTTTACAGTTGGGTCATCAGCATCATGAATTAGTCTCTCCATGGTGCTGTAAACATACCAGAAGTTAGCAATGAGTTTGCGATAGTCTTCTGGATCAACAACTCCTCTAAGAAATCCTGCAACAAATTTTGTGTTCTCTGCTGCTGAGTGGGATACTTTGGTTGCTTCTTTTAGTTCTTTAGAAAATGTCATGAGTTCCATCCTAATGCTGTTGAACAGATAGGAAACTGTTCTTTAAATACTCTCTTGGCATCTAATGCAATGTCCATATGTTCTTTTTGTGTACCGTGTGCAGAACGTAGTTCTATGTAGTGAATCCAAGAACGTACACTTCCTGTCATGTAGATCTTGGTAGGAGTTGCTAGTGGGAGAACCATTCTCGCACACTCCTTCGCAACACCCTCACGGATAAGTTCATTGTATAAATCAATTCCTTCAGCGAAGTATGCTGCAATCTCTTTTTGAAGGAACGTCGTTTGCTTTTCGGGAATATCATCTATACTATTCTGTCTATTTTTTAAATCCTGTCTGCGTAGATCTGGTACAGGTATTGCTCCAAGTAAATTAGTGTTAGCATAGCGTTGACTAAACTCTTGGAATGTAAATGATCTGTGTCTTAAAACCTGAGCAGCAATAGCACGAGTAGTCTCTACTTCTAATGACATGTGTGCCTGTTCAAATACAGACCAGTGCTGATGCTTTATACAATAACCAAGTAGTCCAGAGACATTAGGATTTTCCTGATTCTTCGGGTTGCTTACTCTCGCTATGTAACCCATCGTCTCCTCTGCGTTGGGTGTCACTGTTATCAGTTTTACTGAATTCATTATTAAAACCTTTACTCCTCTTTTGTTTTTTTAATTTAAGATTATATTTTGCATTGTTAAGTTCCTTCTTCATGTAGTGTAATTCTACATCAGAATATAATTCTTGTCTCTTAAGTGCTAACTTTAAAAGTTTTATCTGATCTTTGAGTCTCATACTCCCTAAATGCTTCTCTAATTCCTGCTGTTGTGTCATGATTTAAAACCCAATCTGTACAAAATTCATAGATATCTTTTCCAAATCCAAATTCTTTCAATGATAACAAACACTGTTGTCTATGAAGCATCATGTCATCTGAATAATTAATCTGGGTATCCATCGTCGTCATCCCTCCCTTGTGTGTAAGCGTGATTGTTTCCGTTGGTGCGATAAGCATCTACGTCAGAGTATACCTCAGATTCTAACACATCTAGTAAGGATTGCAAGCTCTTGACGATGTTTTTTAACTTCCCTCTATCCATATTTATGTTGACAGTAACAATAGTATACCATAAAAAAAGAGGGGTCGCAACCCCTCTGGATTACACTATCATGTAATTAAGACTTTACTGCGACTCCTCTATAGACGAGTTTTGCATCTGTCTTACTGTCCTTATTTGGACGGTTGTCTGTGTCATACTTAACACCACGATAAGTAACTTGTGCCATCGGTTTTCTCCTAAAGTAGTTGGGATTGTAGCCCCGTTCCTTCAGTCTTTCCGTCTCTTACGAGATGAACGATGCGTTCCTAGACTTACTTGCGTCCAATTGACCATACCTTGCAATTTTCTTCTGGTACTTTGGTATAGAAGTAATCAATAAGATACTCCTTAGCATCTTGGATGTGATTCTCATCGCTGAGTATCTCAATCCTTGCTTGGTTCCATTCGTCACATGACATTTCCCAATGGGTCGCATCATGTTCAGCAAATAGAAGTACTAGTAGTGCTAATCCATGCATATTGGATGAACGATTGTGTTAATTATAACACATATGCTTGTATTTAGTCAAGTAATTTGTAGTTTTTACTACCTTTTTGATACAATTTTATAAAATCTTAAGATTTATCTTTGATTTTATCACCTATGACTAAGGTATCTAGGTCTGTCTCATAATATAAACCCAAAGCGTCTCCTATTCTCCCAGCTATAGGTTTACCACCGTTATTTAAAGAGGTATTGAGTAATACAGGCACACCAGTTAGTTTTTCATACTCCTTTAGTAACATATAATAATCTTCTTGAGATTCATTTACAGTATTGATCCTACATGTGCCATCTGCATGAGTAATACTAGGGAATCTATCTGGTTCTAACACATCCGTAACATATAACATGTATGGCGAAGGCCCATTCCAATAAAAATACCTTGATACTTTCTCTTCTAATACTGAGGCACCAAAAGGTCTAAATGGTTCTCTATGTTTTACTTTATTGTTGATCCAATCTTTACCATGAGGATCATCAGGTCT